ACAGCGTTTAATATGTTTACCCAATTAAACACTCGCTAAACAATTAAAAACGATTTACGGGGCAAATAAAGCCCTATAAACAAAAATACCCCTTACCGAGATATTTCACAAGGTAAGGGGTATTTATTATTTATTTACATTTTCGGTTTTGCTTTGTCCTTTAAGCTCGTAAACTGCGCTTTCGATAATGTTCTTGAGGTCGGCTTCGGAGATTTTGAATTTGTTTGAAATCCATTTGCTTACATAAGCAAATTTCTCCTTACCCATTCCCGAAGCGGAGTAAATCTGTTCTGCAGCATTTACTGCAATCTTTACCCACTTAATAACATTGTCGTCCCGGTAGTTCTTAATAAAATAGCCTGCGGCTATAAGCAGAATGAGAGGCACTATTCCTCCCAGGATGATATTAGTAACCATTGTAATCCTCCTTTTTCTCTTTGGCTTTCTTTATTCCTGCCAAACTCCAAAGCTCGACAGTCGTAAAAGAAAACCACGCAATGATTAAGCCTGATGGCTCCACCATTGTTTTAAGAAAGATAATCAGCACCGCTATTGTAAATATGACATTCAATCCGATTACAAGCGACACGATTACCTTGCTGAATACACTTGATTTTTTTCTTTTAGCCATTACCGTTCACCAACTTATACAGAATCCAATACAGAGAGCAAAATTCAGAATTGGTCTTTGCCTTATCCAATGCCTTTACTGCTCTTTGTACCTCCGTTATTTCGATTTTGTGTTTGCCGTTCATAAGCTCCCACACAATATCGTTTCCCGTTTCAAGCTTCTTTGTCTGTGGAACAGGATTCGCTTTTGTGTAAGTGATATAAGGCAATTTGCCGTGTTTCTTCCAATACGAGCTGCCCGAACCGTTCTTTGTTCTTTTGCCGCTTGTGCTGATGTCCGAAATCTGAACACCGCCCGACCAAGCAGGAGTTGCTTCTACAACTTTACCGCCTCCGATGTAAATGCCGATATGTCCCGAAAGCCAAACAACCTCTCCGACCTCAATGTTGTTGAAATCGGTTGATACATCTTTGCAGTATTTAATCATTTGGTCTGCTGATACATCAGGCACACCATTTGATGTGTATGTAGCACCGCCATATGTCTTTGCGGAATTTCCACACCAACCCCACAAAATACCCTTTATCAGACCTACGCAATCGAAGAAATATCCGTTGCCATAAATCTGCCTTGCTTTTGCAAGGTAATTATTGTTTTTTGAGTATTGGTTAATCATACGCTGCATATTTGCAGCATTTGCAACCAAGCCAAAAGCACCCCACACATACGCGGTTTTATAGTTTTTGGCTATGTTTGTCGCTTTGTTCGCAAATTCTGTATTGTTCATATATCTTACACCTCGCAATATAAAACATTTACTTTTGGTTATGTGCCTGCTGATTAAGATGTTTTTCAAGTGCGGTATGAGCCTTTGTTACATTGCCATTCGCTCCCAACTGTTTCAACCCGTCAAGAGTGGCTAAAACTGCATAGCTCAATACACACAATTCATCCTTTACGGATTGCAGGTCCTCCGTTTCTTTTTTTGTTAGTTCTTCCATATCGGACTCGTGGAGTTCTTTCAGGTCGGCAATGTCTGTTGTTTGCTTTTCCTGTTTTTGAAACCATTTTATGATTCCGTAAACAATTCCCCAAATAACACCCAAAGCTCCCAAGACCGCCGCAAGTCTGATTATTGCATCTGCATCTACTACCAACATTTACACCTCCATACAAAAAAGCAACCCCAGGAGGTTGCTTTTGGCAAATGCAACCCTACAAGGTTGCGTTTATTTTATTATTGACTGTTCCTTACAAGGACAAAATCCTTTAGGACTTTTTTCCTCAACTCTTCACAATCGCAATGCTTCATCAAACCGAGATAGCTTTGGAATACATTTTTGCAATAGTCAAGGGGTAATTCTCCGGTCGAATAATGTTCCATCACATAGGAGAGGTGTTTCTTCATCTGCAGGGATGTACTCTTTCGGAGTTCTATCCTGCCGGGATAAACCTTTCGCCCTACAAATTCAACGGGCTGTCCTACGGGTGTAATTGCTGTTTTCTCATTGAGCTCCAATCCGAGATTTTCTTGTAGATAATCGTCCACTCTCGCAACAGTTTCCCAAGCCTGAGATTTTGACGGTACCAAGAACATCATATCGTCCATATAGCGTATGTAGTACGGAACATTAAGACCGCGCTTTATATAATGGTCAAGCGGTGTCAGCACCACATTCGCAGTGAGTTGTGAAATTAAAGAGCCTGTTTGCATTCCTATTCCTGAAATGCGTTCTGCCTCTGTAACATCTGTATATCGCAATGGCAAGCCGAACGGTCTGCCATCACATCTGATAGCGGTTTCTAAAAACCACATCATATCTTTGTCGTCAATCGGTTTGTTGAGTTCCCGAAGCTGTACCTCGACAGGTATTCTAAAAAAGAATTTTGCAATATCCATTTTCCCGATATACCATTGTTGCGGTTTGCGTTCGGTAATCTGCATCCACTCCTGGAGCTTTAATACGGCTTTCAAAACACCGCGCTCCGGGACACTACCATAGCTATGCTCATAAAACGATTTTGAATATATCGGCCACAACTGTTTATATGCTGCACAGTTTACCACTCTGTCCCGAAAGGGCATTGAGTAAATGATTCGCTTCTTTGGAAAATACTCAAGGAATTCAAAAGGCGTTCCTGTTTCGTACATCTTCCATTGTAGTCTGTTCAAATCGTTTATGAGGTTTTCCTCAAGGTTGGCGGAATATTCCAGCACGCAACCACGATAACGCTTATTCCTCCGCGCCATCAGGTAGCCGTCATACATATTCTCAAATGTTGTAAACCTCTCAAAAATGTGCGTGTGCTTTTCCATTCCACCAATCTCCTTAAAGGCCGCACTTTACGGGTGCCGTACAAAAGAGCCGGAACACCGGTATTTGCAGCTGACATTTTTCGGCCGTAATTTATAACCGAGGAAACATACCCCTTTATAACCTCTGCACTGAAAGCAAGCCCTTGAGCTTGCAATATCTGGCTTGGAGGTAAAGCGGAACGGAAGCCGAGGTTGCCATTCGCGTTCGAACGGTCGTTGTTGCCGTTGTAGTAGAACACGCCCGCGTTGTCGTTGTCCTCGTAGTTGCCACCGCGGTAGAACAGGCCACAGAATTTTACGGTATATTCCCTATGTCAAGTGGACTTTTGGCTATTGACGGACTTTAACCATCCACCGAGCATCTTTCCAATCTCGACCACCATACCCGACCAAACCTCGTATTTTTTCATAGGCAAAAATCCGAGTTGGTGTGATAGTCGCAAATAGGCTCTTATCGTTGCAATCTCTACATCCATATCTTGCAGCGTAGTTTTTTTATAATATTTCTTTTGCGCCTCGATACATCTTTTGAGCAGCGTATTCATACTGCGCTTTATATCTGTAACAAGAGCAAATTTTTCTGACTTTGGGTATTGTTGCAACGCCTGATAGCCGTACTCCATCATATCAAAAATCTTTTGCAAAATTTTTAATTCGTCAGCCATCTTCGCACCACCCATACACAAAATCAACGAAAGTATTATACACCTATTTCGATTGGAAAGTGTCGGTTTGGGAGAAAATAACGCATTCCGTTATTTTCTCAATTTTCAAAAATCGCGTCTCCGCTTACGCGGAGATAAATGATAGAGCCGCTATCGCGGCCCTAATCAGTACACAGTTATTCAGTAGGCAGTTCAACAAAAGCGGAACGGAAGCCGAGGTAGCCATCCGCGTACGAACGGACGTAGTAGCCGTAGTAGAAGAACACGCCCGCGATGACGTCGTCCTCGAAGTAGCCACCGCGGAAGAACAGGCATTCGCCTGATTCGCTTACCCAATAGTAATCGTCTCTATATGTATCAGCTGCATCATTCGGGAATAACGCAAGAGCTTTTACAAGGGTAGGAATTGTTACACCACTTGCAGCAGTAGCGGATTTGAATTGTCCGTCTGTTGTAATTCCTGCAGAGCCGTACTTGATAGCACCGCTTGTTCCGGGAGCAACATATGCACCCGACTGACTGATTGCTTTCCAGAGCGTGCTATCTGCGCTCTCGTCAACACCCATAGCCGAGTTGTTATCCTGGATAACCTGGAGTTCTCCATTTTTAACTCTTATACCGCCAACCCATTCGTACACATTTCCGTTAAGGTCGGCAATGCCGGAGAAATCGTTGTTATGGAACCACGATTTAGGACCGGAACCTGTTGCGGTGTAAGGAATATCCATCTCCCAATCCTCATTGTACTCAGGCATAGGTGCGCCTTTTTCGGATGTGTTATAGTAATCTCCAAATGAGCTGTTGTTGTTGCCGTAAGGCATACAATCGTGCTTTTTGCACCAAAGAGCGATTGCCGCCCATTCAGCATTTGTCATAAGGTGCCATCCTGCACCCTTTGCCTCACAGAACGCTTTTGCCTGGTCAAAGTTTACCGTGTGATGCGGTCTCTTGTACGGAAGCGAATAAGCTCTGCCATCCTCGACAATATTCTGATACTTGGAAATATAAATGTATGGTACTTCCTGACCATTGACCTTAAAAGCGGGATGAACACCCGAGCCTGACAAGCCTACATCTGCATAGGTGAATTTCGGAATTTTAACCATCACCGACGGTCTGCCGA